CTTTTATTTACCATGATAAACCTCGAAGAACAAAATTCAAGATCATGATAATCATGTTTTATAATCAATTTGGCATCAAAACCAAATTCAGTGAAAGTATTTATTAGGGACGTTTTGTTGCGTGGTAAGCTACCTATACCATCATCCCCTTCTACGCAATGTTTATCTCTTGGTAGACCATTCACTACCTCAAAATATCTGGCTGCTATTTTATTGAGCAAAGTATTAAAATAACCAGTATCAGGATCGCCACTACCACGGCAATACAAGAAGAAAAACATTGTTCCAGTCGGATAGTAACCACGTTTAATCATTTTAGCTTTCCAAATGTTAAAAATAGCTCGTAGTTGATCATCATTATCCAACATATATAAGAATACAGACAATTCGATGTGTTGTAAAAGTTGACGTCTTTGAGATCCTTCAAATTTAGACATATCCCATTCATAATAGTCTTCACCATAAAGATTATCAGCAAAAAAATCTGCTTTCTCCTGTAATGATTTAGACTTCATTATACCGTTCACTTTGGTAAGGGCATGTTCTAATGAGGAAATGTAAAGACTATATATCAAGTTAAATTTCGGATTCCTACCCATAATATTTCGAGGTGCTTTGGTTGGATCATTAAAGACTTCACCCTTGATAAATGCTTTTATATCATTATCAGTGGTGAGGTCAAACCCTTTTTCCATTACATCTCTCACAGCTTTATCGTATCTAGCTCTTAACTTTCCTTTCTTTGAACCAACAAAATCTTTCAATTTTGTCAATCCAAAAAAATGTGGTTTCATTTCGTTACACAACTCTTTGATCAAATCATCTACGATGTTAACATCATAGGTGACATCATTCTTAGTATTCGTTAAATAACGATTTCTAAGACCTGTTTGTTCATTGTGCACACAATTACGAAAATACACGATTGGCTTTCTATTAGGTACAGGAATTTCGAAAAGATTCTTGAACTTGGATGGTTTACAAGTCACATTATCTTGTCTGACTCTATCACGTCCGCACTTCCAAGGTGCTATCTGCTCCAGCTGAGCCCCGGAAGTGCAAACGTCATCTATGGGTTCGAGTGGTGCCGCCTCAAGACGACCAGATCTGGTTGGTCGTCTGACATATGCAGTACGAGGTGTTGTGTTGTTTCCACATCCACTGTCACGCTTATTGTTTCCACAATAATGCTGTGACTCACTTCGTAACTGTTTATGTCGCGAGGTCTGTAATGGTCTATCCCTTTGAACCACTCGTAATTCCTTATTTTTGGATAAGGCATCACTGATCTTGGTGGTTGGTATTGACCATCCAGGTAAAGACTCCAAGTCGTATCGGTCGGAGTAATTACCGGCGAGTATTCTATTGGTACACTCGAAGGCTGAGGTTTTCTTATTTTCGACACCCAGGTTGAACGAAAATACTTTGAGAGTACGGCAAATCGATTCCTCAATTTCGATTTGTCCCACCTACTTGTTTCAGAGTCAACTTTATCATACAGAAATTCATTATCTTTTTGATCAGTT